GCCACCAGTTAGTGGGACGTTTTCATAGATGTTAGGTGTATAACCACTTCCCGAAACAGTCGACCCTAATGTGTTAATTCCCTGAGTTATAGTATAATCAGTATTATTAAAGAATGCCGATACTTGATTAGCTATAGATGTCAACTGTGCATCATTATTTAAGAATATTAGATCATATCGATCCATATATAAGATAATCGCGGTGGGCGTGGAATTCTCCGGATCATATTGATCTACTACTATCATATTAGAAATAAACGGTGACCCATATATCTTTGAGTTATCAGTTAAATCGACCGGGAAATATACATATACATTACCGGGCCAACTTGCAAGATCATTTCCCCACCTTGCAATCCAGGGGCGTGTACTCTGGTAGCCCGATACTTCGTTATTATAGTATTCAAATACGATTCTATCTGCCGCCGACACAATATTATTGAACCCTTCCGGATTATCAGGTATACCGTCGTTATTTGCGTCTGTTAACGATACCTGAACCTTAGCCGGATCTAGATAGCCATCAGCTTGAATATATACACCCGAGATATTGAACTCTGTCGGGAGTTCTATATAAGGTGTTGCAGGGGGTGCAGGCATAATAGGGATATTATTATCAATTGTGCTGTTCGTATTCACAAATGGCATAATCTCAATAGTATCTCTCAGTGCCTGATTTGTTGCACTATCAATAACTACCTGGCCTGGTTCCCAGTAGAATCGAACATCCCTGTATGATTCAAACACATATGTTCTTCCGCGGGCAGTAAGATCATACGTTGTTGTGCCTAATACTGAATCTTGTGTAATATTGATGTATAGTAACCCGCTTGCTGGATAGTTTTCCCAATTGGAGTATATTGACCCCGGATTTACCGGTGCATAGATAAATGGCTGCTGCGTCTGATCACTTATGCTCGGGGTCATTACTGTTGATGTATTCCATGTATCTTGCAATAGATCATAGTATAACCAGAACGAGATACCGTCTTTAATTCGTGGTACAATACCGTAGATACCGGCGGACAGATTTCCATATATCTCTGATGTTGTTAATGTATTCCTAAACGGAGGATATACCTTAGTAACCTGTGAACCATTTTGTATTTCACTACCTAACTCAACTGGGCCGATATTTGCATACGGGGTTAATGGATTAATGAAAATAGGATTACCATTTTGAATCACTGTATTGACTGTTGTAGATACGATGTTACCTGCAGGTGTAATAAACTCTATCACAGATCCGTCTTTTATAAATCCCCATGCCTGATAGACTGAGTTCGGTATGTTAGCTGAATTAAGTGTGTTTATTAGTGGGGTGGCATTAGCACTAGTTGACGACTGTGTACTAGCGAAATAGCCAGTTGTATTCTTAAACTTGACCGGGCTGGTTCCCCAATATAGCGGCAAAGACGGATCTGTTGAATTAGGCACAAGATTAAGCAATGACCGACCAGTGCCAGGGGAATCAACGCGAACCGTTGATTCAAATTGTGATAGGTATTCATCGTAAAAAAACTTCGATACCCTGGAATCTCTAAGTATTTCTTGAATAGAATTTGTTAATATCGATTCAATAGTTCCACCTAAAGTTGATGCATTCTTTACAACCTCGACTAGTACATTCTGATTATCTCTATATAATGCGCCGTCCTGCCCAAAGATAAGCAGGTCACGGTGGAAACCAGTTGGGTCGTTCAGATCGATATACCGACTTTGCCCGCTATATGTTCGATTGATTGCTTGTATCTTGGCGATTTGGTTTCCGTAGACCAGTGGGAGAACATTATAATCGCTCCCGTTAACCATACGTGACTGTGTTGAAAATACTTCTGGGGCACGTAGTTTAATTTGCTCGTTAGTCTCGGTCGGCGCGGCATTGCCAATAGTCTGTTCAAGATTGAAAATAATTCGTAATGTATATTGTTGTTGATCTACTCCAATATATGGGATATTAATCTGCAAACCTTGTGCATCATTGGGGCGAATTACAAGTGGTTGATTCGCACTTGTTCTAACCCAAGTTCTAAACAGTCCAGTAGGTACATTACCAAAGTTTCCGTCCGCAAATCGAATTGTAATGGTGTCATTTGCGCCAGTAATAACATCAAATATATTTCTTTGATTATTTTGAATACTATTATAGATAATATTCTCACCTGCCAATGCAGGCACCTTTACCCACTTATTAATAACATTCCCAATTTGATCTGTTTCTTGCACATATACATCATCTTGATTAATATTCTGAGTATCTACTGGGAATAGTCTATTAGGTACCGGAAAATCAAAATTGGTATCTATGTTTATTAGGCTACCTTGTTTAAAGTACAGGAAGAATCCAGTATTGGCTGAAGACACTCCTAGACTATCATTACGATATATAAAGTTAAATGCATTTATCGGGTCGGGATCACGCTCGAATATAGTTTGATTTGTGATAAAGTCTGGATTACATATATCAATTGGGTAATCTTCCCCGTTGACTGTTATGTTAGTGGAGTAGGTAACATTTAATCTAAGAATGTTATTTAATTGATATAAATCTGTCGGAATATTACCTATGGTGCCGCTCTTTGTTGGCCGACCAAACGGGTTCAGGGAACTAAATCCCGCGTTACAAATTTGCACAAATTGATCAAACCAATCGGGATTATTTGGATCATTCCAATATACAGACACATCATTAATATTGATACCACTGGCATCTGTGAGTGGCTGATTAGTTTGAACTGCTGCTATCTTCAATAAACCGTTTGCAGGTATATTTCTACGTGGTACATAGTTAACCATTTGTGCAAGACGGATAATACTTTCTCTGCGTTCGGCTGTATCAATAAAGTTTTCGCGGCTGTTCAAATCGGTTCTGAATGCCAGGCTTGTCCCGAAATATGAGAGCAATTCAACAATTGCAATAAATTCAGAACTCTCAATGTAGTCATTAAAGTCTTCAGGATAATACGTCTGAATATAATTTAATAATGCCTGTTTCAGAGTATCAAAATCATAGGCTGTATAATCAATAAATTGATATGCCTTAAAGACTTTTTTATATGATTCCCCTGAAAACAAATTTGATTGTCGTATGCTCTCTGACATTAGAAGGTTTCCTTATTCTTGAGAGAAAAAGTCACAAACATATTATCTGTGATAGATTCGGGTTTAAATAGCAGAACTATGATAATATTAAGGGCTTGATCTTCTTGGTATGCATCTATGCTGACTAAGTCAACCCGTGGTTCTGATTGTATTACCTGTATAGCGTCATCGATAATCGTGTTCTTTGTATATTCATCAAATGGATCAAAGAGCATTTCGTAAATACGTGTACCAAAGGCTGGTAGCATTATCCTCGACCCTTTAGGTGTAGCAAATTGGTTTAATATATCTCGTTTAACTAAATCAATATTGGTCAGCGAATAAGGGGGATTTGGTTGGTTGACCGTGTTGAAACCAACGAAATACGGTTTCCGTGTAATTCGTGTGCGTTGTACTGACCCTAATTGGTTACTTGCCATATAATTCTCTTTTTGTTATTTATCAATAAAATTATACGAGTTGTTTATGCCGGAAATTTCCTATCACATCCATTCGGATCTATATTGTTGACTATCATTGATATAATTTTAGGACCCCTGCTGCCGACCTGGGTGAACCACTTAGAATCTCTTAGCGAAGCACCTGCAAGATTGTAATCTGCAGCCTTCATACCGGCAATGAATCTCTTAAATTTGGATAGTCTACCTTTACCCATATTATAGCATAAATCAGCAGATGCTCGTTTCCTTACATCGGTTAACTTATCCCACGTGTCCATTCCTAATAGCTGTTGAGCACCACTAATTGATATTGGTGCATCAGACTGAAACCATGCCGATGATTGAGCCGGTGTGATCGGCGTACCTACTGGTTTCTGCTCGTTCGATCTTAATAGATGTCCGATGCCAGCGGTAGGTAATCCTATACTGTCAAGGTATACTTTATATACAACACCTTCGTGAATCTTCAACTGACATTCGTATGCTGCCATGTTGAAGTTTTTAGAGACTATACTTTCAGCTGCCGGCGGCGGCGGTATCTCTTTATTATCGGCGCCGGGATCAGTATTAGGTGCCGGTGGAGCAGTAGCTTCGTTGCCGGCGGCGCCAGATCCTTCGTAGGTTTTTGCTCCTTCTGTTGTAGCCGGTGTATATCCGGTAGTCGACGAGAACTCGAATGTTTCGTGCTCGGGGCAAGGTTCATATGTAGGGAATGTACTAACAGTTGTCTGGAGTGATTCTGATAGTCGTTTAAACTTAGATTCTGGATCTGACCACCCTGCCAAGATATTTACTTTTTCAATTAGTGGCTTAACTTCGGCTGGCGTAACGACTGGTGGTGTCGGGACACTTACAGGCGATCCGGCTGTACCCGGGCCGCCTGTGGTTGCACCTGGGCCGCTGCGGAGACCCGGAAAATTGCCCACAATGGTGCCGGCGGTGATTCCACCTGATAGACTTAGTGATGCACTGTTAATTCCGCTGGCGACGCCTAGTGTACTACCGAATTGGACAGCTGATGTCACATCAAGTAGGCCGCGAATCTTTACAGAACCTACGTGTCTAATACTCGGTGAAGTTAAATTATACTCGCCGTTCGCGCTGATATCAATATTATTGGCAACTTTTAATTCTAGATTAGTGCCTACAGTTATATATGAGGTATTCTTAACAGTGGTATGAGTATTATTCAATGCCTGAGTAATAATATTACCGCCAGCGCCTTTACCTTCGCCTACATATTTCCAGTAAGGTATTGTCGACGGTTTAGGTACATTATTTACATCATACGTGAACGAAGTTGTACTTTCAATAGTATCTTTAGCGGCCTTCATGAAGATATTTTGACCTGCCTCAATGTTGATATTTCTATCTGCTCGGAGATTAATGTCTTTCTGAGCACGCATAGATATATTTGTTGCTCCGAAGATATCTATATTACCTTTCTGATCCATTTGTACCCACGCGGTACCATCTCTGTTAATTAGATAAACGAATCCGTTTGTTTCATCCAATTTAATCTGTGCGCCAGATTTTGTCGTGAGTTGGACATATTCGGTGCCGGTGCCATCGTCCATAATAAAAGATGATCCACCTTTTCGCCGAATATTTTCTGGAGTGACCTTATCATCAATTATTGGCCCAGGTGTCAATATTCCAAATACGTTACTCGGTGCTTCGCGACGGGCACCAGATGTTGTTATTCCACGGCCTTGGTCAGTAATTAGTCCCTGATTTCCGACACCTGTAAACTTTGTCTTTTCGTAAGGTTTAAACGCCCTGTCTGGGTAGACTACTTTCTGATCCCACTTATTGTATTCTGCTATTGGAACTTGTTTTCCCGGATATTGCCAATTTTTGGCGTCAGATGGGATACCTGGCACCATATTGTTCATATATTGTTGGAATAGCGAGCCGATCCATATTCCTTTACCGGGGTCTCCGTTTAGGAACATAACAATTACTTGGTTATTAACATCTGGTGGAATCATCCACATACCATAAGAGGTCTGCGTTCCTTCGAATTGCTGCGTATTTGATTGGCTTGTCGAATTAACGTTTGTGGCTCCGGCAAACGGCGAACAATAGTTTACTCCGACCCACCCATCTTCATTCTCGGGTGCAGAACCAAATTCTGGAATCCACACCATTAATCTCCCATTGCGCTGGACATCATCGGCTTTTTTTACAAATCCAACGAATACTCCGAAGTGTATGGGTGATCTGCCCATAGGCTGAAATAATTCATTTTTAGTTGGCGCTGCCGTCCTGGCATGTGTATTTAATAAAGGCATTTAATATCCTCCTATGCTTATAGACGGGACTATTGGGCCTATGATTTTTCCGGGAATATTATTCACACGATCTACATTGGAAATGTCGAGCCGTCGTGGGTCAACCTTTGCAAAATCAGCTCTTGATTGAGCAGCTGATGGGGCACCCTGAGTTATTTCGATTTCTTTTAAAAACCCACGTAAATCAGATATATTAATAACCGGATCTAGTAGGCATGTTAATTCTTGTGTAAATTTGCCCATTTCAAACTTACTTACAATTGTTACTACCTTATATACTCCACTAAACATTTCAGCATCTGTGAAAGGATCGATTGTTCCGGTAGTTTCACTATACATCTTTGGTGTCCTAAATCTGATTACTATAAAATTATCTGTACTAAAAAGATTTACCTTGGTTTTATCTGCCGTATTTTTGATGTTTGCAATTGCCTGGCTTGGATTGCCTTTTGCTACCTCAGAATTATATTCTAACAATAGTTGACTACCTGACACTGGCCCCGGAAATAACCAATAAGGATCGCCCTTAATATTGAGTTTAACGTGTTGGAGACTTGCATCTAATGTGGAATATAATGCAGTGGCAAATACACTTGATACTCTATTTCGTCCGGCATCACTTGTTTGATCAATCCCAAAAAAGTTCGACTCTTGAATCCCTTCGCGAAAAGGTATGGGTCTTAATTTACCTTTTCGGGAAGCCAACATAGTTTCGTATGCTTGTTTACTGCTATTAGAGGTCACCTCAATATCAGACATAAATACCGGAGACATACCGCTGGTAGGTGATACTACTAACCCTGTAGGTGATTTTGATTTAATCCCAGTATCTGTACCATCCGCATTCCATCCGCCGGCACTTTGCGTGATTTTTCCTATCTCGCTGGCCTTTTTCTGTTCAACAACCGATAATACCTTATTATATCTACTCTGTGTGGCAGGATTTAGTGTGTTGGCATTAAGAGCCTTATGCATATCTTTAATTTTTGCGTCTAGTTCTTTACCGTTCTCGGGCGCTGCATTATTAGAAAATTGTATTAATTGCCTTAGTTGAGACGCGATCTCTTTTTCATTATCAGCATTTTTCTGATTTGTTATTCCTTCCCCAGTCTGTGTCGCCGTATTCGAATATATACCACCGAAACGAGAAAGAGACGCCGCAAATGAAAAGTTCATATTTAAATCAAACGAGTGAACCTGATCATTCAACCCAGTAAACATATAATTATAGATTTTGTTAAGTATTCGTTTTTTTGAATACTCCAACACTCGCCTTTTTGACGCGTCAATTGTTTCAGGTGTCTGCCCTGTTTGCGATGCATTAACATCCATTACACCGAAGTCATATTCGATAATAAAGATAGTTACTGCTACCGCATTATCTTGACGGAGCGCATCGTATGCGACAGGATGAGTTTCAGTGACTATCCTCCAAAATTTCTTCATCTGATCTGGTACCGTGTTGCTTGTTCCGGGTTTTGAAGACGAAGTCGTTGACCCTTGCATTTTTTCCTGATAATATGCAGTATTTCCTAACAATGAATCAACTATTTTATCAATTGATGTACCAGTATTGAACGTTGCAGTTTTTAAATCAAACTTAACATAATCGTTACCACGTGAGGTATTATCATTATTTTTCGGTGGTGTTATTACGCCATTTCCGTCTTTATCAAATATAGGATCTATAATAATTTTATATGTATCAACTATGCTATAATTATCTATCGTCTTTTCTAACTGATCTGCATTTATTTTATTTTCTAGATCTTGCATTGCTTTCTTGAAGGTGTCAATTTCTCTAAGAACCAGATTATGTTGCATACCAAAGTATGCATTAGATTGTGCCAATTCATTATAGACAATTGCGTCAAACTCATATCTGGTCCCGACAGTTGTTACGTTGGCCTTACTATTTGTTAGCTTAATTGGCCATACCCATCGTTGACTACCAATAATGCCGGGCGCACCCGTCAGCCCCGACGACGATGTTGCCGGGTCGCGTCCGCGAAATTCAAGTTGAAGGAAACATGGCATAACAAGCCAGTTACCAATACCTAAGCTTACTGATTCATAGAACATTTTGTCTAAAAGGCCGGCGCCCGATGGTTCTACGATTTCGAATTTAACAGTTGTCTGCGTACCTGTGCCAGTTTCCACAGACGGTATAGCAATACCGTTGAATTCTACCTTGTCAATAGTAAGATCTGAAACACCGCTTTCTGCTATTACTATCTGATTTTTCAATGATAGAACATCCCCTGTTGTTGCATTCTCCAACGATGTTATAAAAAGTTTCCAGTGATATGTTACTACATCATAGTCATTCAACATGTTCTGTTGAAACTCTATCACATGTGATTCTTTTGATGACGGTGCCGTACTATTAGCAGTAGTATTATGTGCATATGCATTAATTTCTTTAGCGGTTGGCCCACCTTGAGTTCCACGGCCTGCAAACGCATTGGAATTGCCAACTACGCTATTATATACCTTAGTCGCTTGAAATTTTGCATTGTCTAGTATACCCATTTTATAGCCCTATTGTTTAAGAACATTAACAGGCACATATATTTCCATACCAGAAACAAAATCGTTTATTGGATCAATTAATAAATCTGGATTTCTAACTGCAAATACCCACCACAGATTTACTGTCCCGTATTCTTCCTGGCTTAATAGATCTGGACGCTGATTATATGCTGCTGGAATATTAATAATCTTATCAAAATCACTCGCTGGTACCACCCTCGGCACCATAATATCTAGGTACCAGTCTTTTATTGGTGTTAGTAGATATTGACTCGTATCTTTAGAGTTCTGTGCCATTAGATGTATCCTTTATTAATCATCTTTCCTGAACGAAATTCGTCGAGGTTAAATTCGTCCCTAAGTTTAATAGGTATGTATTGGGTATCAAGATCTAGTTGTACCGTTATGTGAGTTGGAACCCATGTATATCCGCCATTATTGCCGATTGGTAAATTTACACCTAGTGTACTGTTGGTTAGGTCATTTTCGTGAGTATCTACAGCAACATAATCAACATCTGCCGCGTATGTATACTCGAAGTTCTTAACAAGCACAGGCACGTTATTAAACTGGTAATCGCCGAGATAGTTGAATACCAGTACCGGCGGCGGTGTTCCTGCCTTAGCATAAGGATTAATACCGAAGTAAGATTTCGTAACGGAGCGGAAGAAATGTATAACTGCCAATAAATACAGTGCTTCATCATTTGTCTGCGCAGTAAACTCAGCTGATATGCTTATTGGCTTTGGGTATGATCTAATATATGCATTATATCCATAGTTAGAATGAATAAAGCTAGAGGGGTCATATTCGGCAACGTTTCCTGTAGCAACCGACGGGGTATATGGAAATAGAACACCGTTTGTAGACCAGAGGGGAAATAGAATATTTGTGGACGCTTGGATTCCAAGGACATCTTTGTAGCCGCCTGGCTTCGGCTGTAGTCGTGCTCTAAAATCTTGTTGTGCCATTTACTTATTCTCCTATCTGCTTATTTATCAAGGTCATAAACAGGCATGTTAATTACGGAACCCTTGACTCTATGAAGTTCTTTTGCTATAATGTGTTAAACGCTCTAAAGGAGAAAATATGATAGATTTTGACGAAGAAGAGACACCGGCAGTCATTTCAATGCTACCGGTCAAGAAAATTAATTATCTGAATAACAAAGATATGTTAAAGGAAATTCATCAGAGTAAGAACACCTTCTGTGAATATACAGATCCAAAGTATAGTGATTATGATGTCATTGTTGATAATCTTCAGGATGTATATCTTACTGAAGTACAGGATAAAGGGCGAGCAACCAGAGCAGCAAGGATTAGTGCCGCGGCATTTGCAGTAGCGGTGGCAAATAATGTATCAAGAACTGAGCGGCCAAAGCTTTCTGAATATAAAGTCAAACCTGACACTATCTCAGTTGACGACTTGGTATACCGAGTCCTGACATTCGAACATATTCCTCTTGCTCCTGATAGAAAGAAGAATCCAAAATCTGAAGCGGATAAGCATGTCAAGCTAAATTTTTTCCCGTTTAAACATTATATTATTGAAAGCGGCACAACAAAAGAAGTAGGCCGCTCGCATTCAAAGGCCGGCAAGTTTAATCTAGAGCGGGGCTCTATTACCAACAAGCTTGCAAAGATGTTTATTCTTATGGTAAACAAGTATGGCCAGCGTGGCAATTGGCGCGGGTATACATATATCGACGAAATGAAGGGGCAGGCGCTACTCCAATTGGCGCAGATGGGCCTACAATTTGATGAATCGAAAAGTGATAACCCATTCTCATACTATACCCAATCTCTACAAAATAGTTTTACCAGAGTTCTTAACTTAGAGAAAAAGAATCAGGATTTACGAGACGATTTATTAATTGATAGTGGTGCAAGTCCTAGCTTTACACGCCAATTAAGTATCGAGGCTGATATTAGACAGCTGAGGGAAGAAGCTCAAGAGGCTGCTAAAGATGATAGCGAATAATTTCTAAATAACCGTGCATGCCAATCCCCTAGGAATAAATACAGTAGGGGATTTCGTATGATATATAAAATAGATTATTTTGGATTCGTATATAAATGGGTAGATCTGCATAATAGCATGAATTACGTAGGTTCTCACCACGGATCGCTAGACGATCGATACAAAGGTTCAAATACTAGGTTCCTTCGAGCAATTAAAAAAAGACCTGCTGATTTTACAAGACATATATTAGAATATATATCTGTTGATGATAATAGAGAAACACTGAAATATGAACAGAAATGGTTAGATTCTGTACCGGATATAAAATCTAATCCCGAGTATTACAATCAGAAGAATGAAGCGTGTGGCGGCTGGTCCTTTATTACAGAACAGCATATAGATAAAAGGGCCACTACACTTAAAGAAAAACATCTGAATCACGGCTTGAGCAAAGAAGAAACTAATTCTTATAAAATTAAAATAGAAAAAAGATTACACCGTATTGCTACAGCCGGATTTACAGATAAAGAAAAAGAACAACATTCTAAATATGGCTATAAGGTAAAAATAATCGGCCTAGATGGAAATGAAACTATATTTAATTCATGTGGATCAGCATCACGAATACTAGGAATAGATGTCCAATACGGATTGAAGGTGTGTAAAACAAAAGATTCATTTAAAGGATATAAATGTATCAAATTAAAAGATCCGACAATAGATTGCAGATCATAAAGGAAGTAAATGAATTTATTTGAAAAAGTTATGGTGTTTACTGATTTGCATGTCGGTTTACGGCATAATTCAGAAGAACATAATAAAGATTGTGTCGATTTTATACAGTGGTTTATAGAAGAAGCAGATTTAAGAGGTGCAGAAACATGTATCTTTATGGGTGATTTTCATCATCATAGAAGTAATATTAATATTCTGTCATTAAACTATTCTATGAAGATACTGAAAATGCTAAATGACGCATTTAAGAAGACATATATTATAATTGGTAATCACGATCTCTTCTACCGAGAAAAGAGAGATGTGCATTCTATGGTTGTAGGTTCTGAATTTCCTAATATTATTATTGTCGATGAACCACTTATAGAGGGCAATGTTGCCCTTATTCCGTGGCTCGTTGATGAAGAATGGAAAGATCTCGGAAATATAAAAACCAAATATCTTTTTGGTCACTTGGAGCTTCCCGGATTTAAGATGAATGCACATATCAGCATGCCGGATCACGGTGAACTCAATGCAGAGAATTTTCAGCATCAAGAGAAGGTGTTCTCTGGGCATTTTCATCTACGGCAAACCAAAGGTAAGATAAACTATATCGGTAATCCGTTTGGGCATAACTACAGTGACGTATGGGATTTCGAGCGTGGTGCAATGTACCTTGAATGGGACAAAGAACCGGAATTTATAGATTATGAAAGTGGTCCACGATTCATAAGTATCAACCTAACGGCATTACTTGCTAATCCGGATATCTACCTAAAACCCAAGACATATCTGCAGGTTACATTAGATGTAGATGTTACGTACGAAGAAGCGGCATTTCTACGTGAGACATTTATGTCTCAATATAATGTAAGAGAATTTAAACTTATACGTAATCCTGAAGAGGATCTAACTAAAGAGTTTACCGGTGATATCACTTTTAAGACAGTAGATCAAATAGTGATAGAGTGTCTTAATACGCTAGACAGCGACTCTAAATTTGAAATAAGTAAATTTATTGAAATTTACAACGGGCTATAATACATGCTAAGACTGAATTCGTTAACTATAAAAAACTTCATGAGTATCGGTAATGTTACTCAATCTATCAGCCTCAGCAGCAATGAGCTAGTCCTTGTTCTTGGAGAGAACTTAGATCTAGGTGGAAACGATAATCGGAATGGGGTAGGTAAATCTTCTATAGTGAATGCACTGAGTTACGCACTATACGGGTCTGCCTTAACAAATATCAAAAAGGATAACCTCATCAATAAGACCAACATGAAGAATATGTTGGTCTCACTCGCCTTTGAAATAAATGGGGTGAATTATAGAATTGATCGTGGTCGCAGACCGGGTATATTTAAATTCATCAAAGATGGTGTCGAAGAGGATGCTGCAGGTGAAGACGAATCTCAAGGTGAAGGTCGGAATACTCAGATAGAAATCGAACGTATCATTGGTATTTCGCACGACATGTTCAAACACGTCCTTGCGTTGAATACATACGTCGAACCTTTTCTTGCATTAAGAACAAATGACCAAAGAATTATCATAGAACAATTATTAGGTATAACTAAACTCTCTGAAAAAGCTGATAAGCTCAAAGACGAATCTAGGATAACTAAAGATGAAATTAAAGAAGAAGAGTTCAGGATCACAGCGGCCACGGCAGCTAATAAGAGAATTGAACAAAATATTTCGGGGTTGGAAACCAAATCGGCGACGTGGGATAGCGCAAAAGCGCAGAAGATAGAAAAGCTCCAAGCATCTGTATTAGAGTTGCTCAATGTTGATATTGACAATGAAATTGCATTGCATAAATCTAAAAAAGAAGTCGAAGACTTGACTGCCGAATATCGCTCGCTCGCTAAAGAACTAAGTGGCCTCGAAAAAGATGTAAATGATTCAACTAAAACAATTACACGGCTGGATAGAGTTTTAGCAAGTTCGATTGAAAAGATTTGTCCAACATGTAGCGGAATTATGGACAAAGATACACATGCCAAGGTTCATACTGAATACATAGCCCAGCACAGCGATGCTAAGGCACGATTAGCCGAAAAAGCAGTAAAACGGGATGAGGTAAAGACCCTTGCAACAACTGTTGCCTCTATGATACCGAAGTTGCCAGAGACATTTTACAATACAATTGACGAAGCGTGGAATCACAAGACAACACTAGATACACTAGGTAATAGTCTATCGTCTGAGTTAGAGACAGTCAACCCTTATGTTGATCAAATTGAAACTCTTAAGCGTGACGGACTGCAGATAATCGACTTCACTAATTTAAATGCATTGGCGAAGCTTCGTGATCATCAGGACTTCTTATTGAAGCTATTGACTAATAAAGATAGTTTTATACGAAAGAAGATCATAGACCAGAACCTGGCGTTTCTAAATCACAGGTTGGCATATTACCTAAATGACATAGGTCTTCCCCACAGCGTCAAGTTCAAGTCTGACCTAGAGGTTGAGATTACTATGTTCGGAAAGGAATTTGACTTTGACAATCTCTCTCGCGGTGAACGTACTCGACTTATACTTTCGCTATCGTGGTCATTTAGAGATGTATTTGAGAATATGAATGACAAGATTAATTTATTATTCATCGATGAGTTAGTTGATCAAGGTATCGATACAGCTGGAGCAGATTGTGTTCTGAAGATACTGAAACATATGTCCAGGGCCGGTAGTAAGAATATCTTCTTAATCTCACACAAAGAAGAGTTTGTATCTAGAATGGATAGTGTGCTCAAGGTAGTGAAAGAGAACGGTTTTACATCAATTGAACCAGTGTCTGGGTCAGTTTAGCAAGAAGTTCATTGCTTTTCTAAGAAGTTCACTGTAAACTGAACTTCTTAGCAACAATAAGGAACATAATGATAACAATAGATATCGCTAAAGAAAGAATATTACGGAACACAGAAATATTTAAAAAACAAAAAGAAACTAATTCCTTTGACTTAAAACAATATTATGGAGTTGATGCCGAGGCCGGGCAGGTATCGTGTGCGATGTTATCGAAAAAGGCACACGACATTCTTGCTTCTGTAGCCTTAGGATTTTTACCTATATTAACCAAGATTACTGGTCCTGATGCAATTAAACTTGACGGCATTATATTTACGCCTGTTGAATTAAAATCTAGCTTTACTGATGAAACAAAATTTATTAAGACAGTTCGAGGAACCGTATATTCTGCTACCCCAGGAAAAATAGTTAATAATACAATTTCCCCTAATAATGTAACTAATTTAAAGTCTTGTTACAATGCAACGTATAGCATCAAAGATAACATTAGTTTAAAAGGAATTGATACGTATCTTGTAATTTTTGACAGTCGTAACGACGATATTATAGATTGTTTCTGTATATCAGCAGAAAGAATGATAATCTATTTTAATTCAAGAAGAGTAGCAGCATCGGGCAGCCTTCAAATTAAACTAGCCGAATTTATGGATTTAGGAAAACAGTTTAGCACTGTTATACCAATGATCGGATTCGAAAAATGGAAAAATACGTTATTACCTGTATTACCTGTTGTAAACGTAACACACAACGATGAAACGAAACGAAAAATGAAAGTTGATCGATTGGTTGCAAAACTAATTAACCAAGAGAAAACTATCTTACTAGGTCAAGAGTTGTCTGTCTAGTCTGGAAATCGTTACAGCCTTGTAGATTATGGAAAATAAAGAATAAACTTAATTATTTCTATGAAATTTATTTAGAGGTAAAGAATAAATCATCAGCACAGGCCAACAACGAAGACAAGGTATAAGAATAATATCCCTTATATTTCAATATCTCGTCTATCTCTAACTTATTTCTCACAAATACAAATTCTGGAACATTATTATATTTTATAATTAATAGTGGCAGTTTACCGGCATTCGCGGAATCTTGTTCTACTTGTTTAATCCAGGTATCCCACTGCGTCACTTCTTTATTGACGATTGACTGAAATGATGGGGCAGATTTATAATGTTTGCACTCTACCGAGTATAAAAAAGTATCAGGACATATCAAATCGCCAAATGCGGCATGTTCTAAATCATATTGTGCTACACGAGACTTATTGCCGCCGCCAAAAAACGATCCCGAATCTGAATTCCGCCTAAAGCTTTTTTCTATTCCAGTATGTTGTTGAAATCTATCAGACAACAGATTAGCAACCTTTCTCTCGAATGTGTTGCCTTTATTCTTTCCATTTACTTTACCTGCTGCCATATTAACTCCCTATTTATTATACTTATCTTTAGATAAATAGTAGAAAGGAGATATCATGGACTATACAGACGCATTTGACGCAGCGGTAAATCATGTAATGTTGTATGAGGTTGGGGGTTTCTGGCAACTTACAGATGAAGCTCGTGCTGGGTTAATTGAAACAAGAGAACAGCGACGAGCATGTGGATATGTTAACGATCCCAATGACCGCGGTGGTGAAACGAAGTATGGCATCGCGAAGAATGCTAACATGGATCTTGAAATATCGACATTAGACTGGGATGCAGCAAAACGAGTTTATTATAAACGATATTGGATACATGGCGATTGTCAAGATATGCCATCAAGATTAGCCGTTTTGCACTTCGATGGTTGTGTAAACCATGGACCTGGTCGCGCCGCAAGATTCCTACAACAGGCTGTCGGCGCATCAGTTGATGGAGATATTGGACCGGCCACAATAGCACTAGTTGGGGATACTGATGAAATTAGCCTATGCAACACAGTGTGTGATATACGTGAGGATTTTTATAGAAATATAGTCA